TAGCTGAAAGATTTCAAATCCTCGCAAACATAGCTACAGACGAAAACAACTCGCCAGATACTAGAATAAGATGCATCGACGTCTACAACAAAATGGATGGCACAAACAACCAAAAGATAGAAGTAAATGCCACTTTCTCAGCTAACTCCACCAAGATGAGCATCAAAGATAAGATAAATGCTCTGAGACAAGCAAGGGAGTTAAGAAAAGCTAATGAAACTGTAGAAGACGTTCGACCCCCAAAAGCTGAAAATACTTCAAAAGGGAGTGAGCTAGCCTCTCTCGTCTCTACCTCTAAGGGGGAAGGAAAGAACGAATCGTTACCATTGATTGAAATAGAAGCTTTCGTTTATGACAATGAAAAAACCACGCAAACCAATGACAACCAAAAGCAAACGCAACAAAGCATTAGATGAATTAAGGATAATGCACCTAGCATTAGCACAAGAGAGAGATTACCTAAGAAGTATAGTACAATCACTAGCTGAATCAAGAATGGCTAGGCTAGTCACTCCATCTCTTAATAGTAAGGCTCGTATTGCACTAACCTATTTAAACAAATAACCAAGACACGCCATGTCTTGTGCAATCTAATCTTAATAGGTAAACACGCTCACCTATTAGCTGGCCTGGCACTAATCAACACGCTCACCTATTAAAACCATGTTTGTAGGGGGGTCCAAGGTTACTCGAAATCAATCAAGTCTCTGCTGCGTCCTAGATTTGGGTCCCCTTTTCTTCAAAATACCGTAATATAAGTTTTTTGGTACCATAAACTTAGGTACCATAAATTAAGGTACCATACAATGACCACCTATACAGATATAACAGAAACAAGTGAAGAGATTTATATCCCAAGTAACGACTGTATAAGCTTTTATGAGTTTTTCAGCGAGTTGTTTATACCAGAGAATAGGATAGAGTTACCGCTTAAGGGGTTCCATAGGACGATATGTGATACATTGGAACAGGCGTATTTGGGACAATTACCAAAGGGGATACAGTATGTGGTAGTTAATATGCCACCTCGTACTGGTAAGACTAAGATCCTTGAGGCTCTTTACTGTTGGGGGTTGGCGTATTTTCCAGACTCTATGATGATTCATACGAGTTATTCTGGAGATTTGGCTGAACAGTCGCTTGCATATGTTGCTAGAACCCTACGGGAACCATGGTTTCGTTCGTTATACGGGGATTTGTTGGATGGGCAAAGGGCAGATAGGCTTATTACTAGATTTAACGGTATGGCCTTTGCTGAAGGTGCCAGTGGCTCTCTTACGGGTAAGGGGGCTGGTTTAAAACGAGTTGCTGGTGGTGTTATAGGTATAGATGACCCTGCAAAACCAGATGAGGCTTTAAGTAAGGTAGAATCAGGTAAAGTACGTCAATGGGTAGAAACCACCCTTAAGTCACGTCGCAATTCTGACGAGTATTGTCCTATAATTTTAAACGCTCAAAGGTTAAGTCCAGATGATCTTTGTGGCTATTTGTTAAAGAACTATCCAGACCAGTGTCTTTTGTTAAAATTTCCTGCTTTGGTCAATGATGAATCCATCATACCAGAAACCATATCTACTGAAACCCTACTTGGGTTAAAGAAGACACGTATAGGTAGGTATGTACTCGCTTCGCAGTACCAACAGGAGCCTATAGCTCTTGGCGGTAATCTTATTCAAATTGAATCACTTCGTAAGCATGATGGTAAGCTATACAACTGGGATGATAAGATACTAACTTGCGATACGGCTATTAAGAAGGGGCAGGGCAATGACTACTATGTGATACAATGCTGGGCTAAGTTTAACCAAAAAGCCTATTTGCTCGACCAAGTAAGGGGAAAATGGACACTTCCAGAGTTTGTACGTGTTGCTGCTGTATTCTATAAGAAACATTGCCAAGAACAGGCTGAGTTTCCAGTTAGTCGATTTATCATAGAAGAGGCAGGTTCTGGTCCTGGTATTATGCAGGCTTTAGGTGAACTTGGGATACCAACTGAAGGTATTACTCGTGTTAAGGATAAAGGTAGCCGTATTAACGATGTTTTACCATTTGTAGACTCTGGCATGGTGTTTATACCAAAAGAAGAAGACGCACCTTGGATACCAGAGTTTCTTATGGAGTTGTCGGCATTTACGCAGGATGACACCCATGAGCATGACGACCAAGTAGACGCATTTAGTGATGGTATTAGTCAATTACTAGGAAGTGGATTATCAATTCTTGATGTTTTATGAGATCAAAACATATATCTTTTACGGTTTTAGATATAGCTAAGGCCAAAGGCATAACTCGAAATAAGGTGTATAGAGATATTAAAAAGGCTAAATTCGATCCTTTTAGGATTAGGTCTTTCTCTGCTTATGTGTTGCAAGACAAACGTAGCAAAGAAAGTGTTGGTTTGATCTAGTCATTCGTACAAAGGATAGTATCTCAGGAGTATGAATAATACTGCATTGGCGTAGTCGCTCTACACGATGTCTGAAGATGAGAGTTCGAGCCTCTCATGGCTAAATCAATTATTTATGAACACATACTCAAATCAAACATACGACGTTAATCACACCTATAATCCAGATAATCCTCCCACTTACGCTACAGATGGTCAGTCAGTATTTACCCTCAATGGCGATAACTGTCCTGCTACGTTTGAAAGTTGTACATTTGATGGTGGTACTGTTCATTGGGGTTTTAAATCAACCGCAAGCTTAGAAGCCAATGGTTGCACTCCACTTGTTACAAACACCGTAGTATTCAACAACTGTACTTTCAAAGACGGTATTGAGCGTGCGTATGACCAAGTTAGAGGTGGTAATGTAATTTTTAACAACTGTAAGTGGGTTAACACTGGCGTTGCTCGTAAACGTGTTACCAATGCTTTTACAGATTTAAGTCAGATGTGCGATGCTGGTTTTAAAGCTGGCGTTTGGAATGTAGAGTTTAACTACTGCCAGATTAACGATGTATTGTTAGGTGACTATACAATCTACGATCAAATTGTACGTCCTAAGACTCGTGGTATTAGTTTTAATAACTGCACCAATCCTAATGGAGGGCCTATCTTCGTTCGTGGATGGTATGCAGACGCAACCACGATTTGGTCTAAGAATACAAGCTTAAGTACAAATATACACCCAGAAGCAGCTACCTATGCTTATTTCCAATATAATATTCATTTTGGAGATAATCGTAAGAATATACCTGGTGAGTTTGTAATCACACCAGTTGAATATTCCACAGTAACTAATCCGTTTGCTACGCAGGTTACGCCACCCGCGAGCCACGTATCTGTTGCTTCACAAGCTTAATTATTATCACCAACTCGCTCTTTATGAAGAGCCATTTGGAGCTTTAAGTTGGCATCGTTTAATCGCTCAGTTAATTCCATTAGCTGGGCATTAAGCTTTAGATAATCTGTAAAACCTATGTGTCCACATTGGCATTTGGTGTCTAACCATGCTTTACCACCTAGCTTTCTCCAGCGATACGATAGATAATAGTCTTCGGTAATATAGCGTGGATAGCTTGTATGCCACCATATATCATCAACAACACCCATCGAGAATACATCATGGAATATATCGTTTTTAACAAAATCTCCATAATCTTCGTCTGAATGGTAGGCAATGGATGGATTGTTGATAATGATTTCATCAATCATTTTCATAGTATGTAGCAAGAATCCAGTACCTAAATGCAACATAGGGGCTAAATCGCCCATATAATCACCAGGTATTTGCTCTCCCACCCAAGTTAGTGGTATTTGTTTTTTAGGGTATGCACCGCCAACTAAATCTACGTCATGTGATAAAATACGTTCAATTTGGGCTGGTCCACAGTTAATATCGGAGTCAATCCATAGAACTTTACTAGCCTTAGTCTGTCTAGCTAACCAAAGGAGTACATTTCTGGCTTTGGCTACACCAAAACCACCTAATTTACGCACTATAAACTTATAGCCAGCTACCTCATTTGTACTGAGATATGAAAGAATTTGGGCAGTTTCCCATCTCAATTCTCCACTCATAGGAACCCCTATAAATACGAGTTTTGGGTCTCTTTCAGCTTCTGGTGTATGTTTGCCTAGTATTTTATCATGTGGGATAATCATATCTTTTTCTTGCTTCAAATTAACCGAAGGTCAATCACAGATTAACGTGATCTCTTTATGCGCGAACGCCTAACTTCTGTTTTAGATTCTTCTGGTAATCCTACTGCTGAATCCCGTATCAATTCTTTACCAGATATTGGTCAAGACATCGTTAGGCAATTTACAGATGAACTCAATTCCATCAAAAAAGAACAAGATAATATTGAGCGTATAAACAATGCTGGTGGACAAGGAATGAGTTCGTTAATCAATGGATTAACATTTCAAGGTGAGTTTGCAGGCTATCCATACGGAAGTAATCAATTATCTCAAGTAGCTACATTAGCTAATGCTAATGCCTACGTACCGCTTTCTCTAAATCGTATTCTCTTATCATATTCTTATATGACGCAGGGACTGTTTCGTACAGTTACTTGCCAACCAGTAGATGATGCATTTAGAGGTGGGTTTACAATTAAGACTCCAGAATTAAGCGAAGATGAAGTATTAAAGCTTAATCGTGTTATGAGTCGCAACCGCAGTCAGAATGATATGCGGAAAATCGCTAAGACGATTGGTGGATGGGTAAATTATAATGCGTGTGCTAATCTCGCTCGTTCTGATATGTCTGCACTTAAGCATCTTGCTTACTGGGGTAGATTGTATGGTGGATCTGGCCTTGTTATTAATACAGATCAAGACTTTCAAAAAGAATTAGATATTGAAGCTATTAAGGAAGATTCACCGCTAGTATTTATTCCAGCAGATCGCTGGGAATTAGTATTATCTAATTTAAACATTTTCGATTACAAAAATGGTGTACCATACAATTACTATGGTTATCCACTCCATGCTTCTCGTGTAGTTAAGTTCTTGTGGGCTGAAGCTCCATCTTATATACGTTTACGTTTACAAGGTTGGGGTATGAGTGAAATTGAACAATGTATCCGTTCAATCAATTCATTCTTAAAGTTTGAAAATCTTATCTTTGAATTACTTGATGAAGCTAAGATAGATGTTTGGAAGATGAAAGGCTTTAACACCGCATTAGCTAGTAGCAATACTACCGCTCGTGTTCAGCAAGCTATCACTCTGTCCAATCAGATGAAGAATTTCCAAAACGCCATTGTTATGGATCGTGAAGATGATTACGATCAAAAGAACCTTGGTGCTATATTTACTGGACTCGCAAGTGTCTGGGAACAACTTCGCTTGAATCTGTGCGCAGCACTCAAAATACCTAAGAACAAATTATTTGGCGAATCGGCTGGTGGTTTCAGTTCAGGCGAAGACGCTTTAGAAAACTACAATTCTACAGTAGAAGCATTACGTGAAGAATTAGAGCCTGCTATATTAGATGTAGTAGAATTACGTTGTCAGCAGTTATTTGGTTTTATGCCAGAGGATGTAGATATTGAATGGCAACCACTACGTGTTCTTACTGGTAACGAAGCTGAAGATGTTAAAGTTAAAAAGCAGCAACGCATTATGGAACGCTTCCAAAATGGTCTTGAGACTGCACAAGAAGCTAGCATCGAACTTAAAAAGGAAGGTCTGCTTTCTGTTGACACTGAAGTTTTACGTGGTGAAAGAGATGTTGATCCAATCGTAAACCAAGAATCCTCTGAAGCCAAAAAAGATAAAAATCCCAAAGCAAGTGCTGAAAAGGATTTTGCTAAAAAGGCCGGATCAGAAAAAGCCAAGAAAAAACTTCTTGCCTCAGCTTGATGCAGATAGCACTCCAACCAATAATACCAAGGGATAGCGATGCTGTTCCAATAGAAAAGGAACTGCGTCATTGGTTCCTAGATGTGGTGTATCAACCTATTTACGATTTGCTAGAATCAGAAGTTTCTAGACAAAATTATATTGGTATTTCGTATTCAGCTATTACTGAAGCTTTAGAGACAGGTGAAATACATTACAATGGAACAGTTTTCTACGGAAAATTTAATTCCAAGATAAGCAAAGAGATGCAATCCATTGGAGCTAAATATAATAAAGTTCTAAATGGATATGCTATCAAACAAGGAGATATACCATATGAACTTCGTGGTAAAATATCTGAATCAAAACAAAAAAGTAAAGAAACGCATAAAAAGCTTCTTGCGTTACTTGGGTTTATCTTCACAAACCTCAAAGAAGTCAAAGAACTAGGACTTTTGTTTGATAAACCAGTTGAAAGTATAGTTGGTATTACACACCAAGCTATTGTTAAAGATTTAAAAAATTTAGAAATAACTGAAGAGACTGAATTTAGCGAACACGTACGACAAGATATACGTATTAAAGTAACAGATAAGCTTCATCAAAATTTAGAAGATAAACTTAAAAACTACACCTTAGACCATGTTGAAAGCCTACATAAAGCTGTAGAAAACAACATGGATGAAGGTAGGCTTGATAAGCTAGGTGGTATAATCAAAGCGCACAATGGTAAGGCTAATCGTATGGTTAATACTATGGCTATACAGGAAACAAATCTACTTATTGCCAATTACGTACAAGAACAGGCAGATGCTTTGGGTTCACCAGGCTACATTTGGCATACAGTCCTAGATAATAGAGTGCGCCATGAACATAGATTATTAGAAAAACGTCAATTTTCTTGGGATAATCCACCTATTGTTGATAGAGAAACAGGTAGACGTGGACACCCTGGTGAAGACTATAATTGCAGATGTGCTGCTAGGATACTTGTCGCTCTAAATAAGACGCTAAACGCAGCATGAAATCTGAAGAAACTTTAAGTCCAACTCAGCTAAAAGCCCGTTATAAAGCTCTTTTAGATGATATACAACGTGCAGAAAGAAAGCGTGCAAGGCTTGACTCTAGCATAAAAGGACGCAAACAAACATTGAATCGGCTACAATCCCAACTCGCCCTAATTAGCGACTGCGATCCAGCCCTTCCTTCTATGGTTGCAACTAACTGAATCTATCGAGTCTAACACCACGTCACAAGATGATGCTCTCATCTGGAGTGAACGTGTAAATTTGGTTTCATCTGGTAAGCGTTTTAAATGCTACTTTATGGAACCTGGCCTTGTTAATTACAGGGACGTAAAAGGTGGCGATGTAGAGTTAATCAAAAAGGAAGCTATTGATGAGGCACTTGATACCTTAATTGGTTGTCCCCTCACGATTAACCATATTCCTACCACTATTAATGAATTTAGTGATGTAGCACATGGTTATGTAGACCACGCAGAATACGATGCCGATAAAGGTTGGTTTGTGTGCGAAGGTTCGATTGATACCGAACAAGCCCGTGAAATGATCAGAAAACACAAGGGCGTTAGCGTAGGTACAAAGCTAAACACCAAAGACTTTGGGCCAGGTGGTACTTGGCACAACATTCCCTATGGTAGGGAAATCAAGCGTTTTAAATTTCATCATCTCGCTATTGTTCCGCCGGATCAACGTCCTCGGTTCGAAGATGCGGAAATAAGGTTAAACACTAAACAAAACAATATTATGTTTAAATGGTTCAAATCAGCTGCCTCTTTAGGTAGCAAAGCGGAGCAGGTGAGTGAACTTGCTCCTTCTTCTCGTATCGACATCGGTGACGGGAAATCAGCAACGCTACAAGAAATGGTAGAAGTAGCCCGTGATAATATGTGTCATTCCGTTCATCACGATGACCATATCGAGCATGAAGGTATCCGTTATAACGTAGGTCATTTGATCCACGCTTATAAAACACATCATGGTCATACAGTTCACGCTACTCCAGTAGCATCAGCAACACACATGGGTCATGTCCCAGGATATGATGAAGGTACAAAAGGTCATAACCCTATTGCTGGTATGCACCATCCTCGTGCTAACTCAGAAATACCTACAAAAGAAGAGGCAAAAGTACCAGCAACTTCAGAAGCTGAAAAAGTAGCTGAAGATAAAGCTGATGTGCGTGACAACGCAGTAGTTGAAGCAGAACTAAAAGAAAAATCTGCTAAAGAAGAAGCAGAGCGTGCAAACGCTGCTGCAGTTAAGGAACGCAACAATGCTTCCTTCAAATCACTTGCAGAAGCTCAACTCAAGAAGAGCTTCGACTCTGTGTCTCGTTTGAATAGTTCCGGCTCGATTAACGACCGGCTTGCGCGCGGTAAGAACCTCTTTGGTTCGAACTCAGCCAAGAACTGATAACAACAATAAAATAATAAAAATACCATGAGCCAATACTCGCTCAATCAAAACCAGTTCACACAAGCTCCGGTTATCGGTCAGGTTGCTTTCCAGCCGAACGTCGATACCGAAACTTGTCAAATCAACCCAAATACAACTGCTTCATACATCCAAGCAGGCTGTGCAGTAAAGTTGATTGCTAATGCAGGTCCAGAAATCGTCGTTGACGTTACTTCTGGTCCTTCCGATGGCCCAGTTTATGGTGTCATCTCATACAACGTACGTCAGAATACATACAAAGCTTCTGATCGTGTCGAAGTTGCTTCAACTTCTAACATCATTTATCTGAAATCTTCTGCTGCGATCAATCGTGGTAATCGTGTTTCAGTTACTAACCCAACTACATCAACTAACGACGCTACGGTTGCTTCAGATTCAACTGCTGGTGATTACACGATTGGTTATGCTCTTACTCAAGTAAGTGGTGCTAACCAGTTAATCAAAGTTAAGATCGATGTAGGTTCTAACAGCACAACTGGTCTAGTAACTATCGCTCCCTAATCTTAAATCTTAACTAAGGAAAAATTACCATGAACAGTGTTTTCTATCGCGGCACAGGCCGTACTCTACAGGATCCTTCAGAACTAAAAGCTGGAGAGATCGT